CCCTGTGGTTTTGATTGGAGGGTATCCAATTTCTGTTTAAGTTTTGATAAATCCATAAATGTAACTAATTTTAATTATAACTGTTTATATGTAACTAAATATACGAACTAATATTTGGGGAGCCAAATTATAGTTCAATAATTTTGTAAATTTTTGTATTAAGTTGATTTAATTCATTGTGTTGGGTAAGTAAAACACAATTTCTATAATGTTGCCAATCTACTTTATAGCTTGTATCAACAACACCTCCATTAAGCTTTTTAATAAGTTCATTTAAAGCATTAATAGTATATAAGGTATTAGATTCCTTTTTCCTATGAACTAGGATAGTATTTTCGGGGATGGAATTTAAATTAGTTTGATCAACATTATATGTTATTACATATTCATTTTTTCCTACTATCTCTAGTACAAAAAGTTTATTATATATAATGTCATATTTAGACTTTATATCTTCAATAAGTGCATCTAATCCATCTAAATCTGTGAATGTGCAAAATAATTTATTATTCAAATCACCTAATATTTTAATGTCTTTAACGACATCATATTCTGTATTATACATATTGGGATTATTCTGTAAAATTGTAGTCATAACCTTCTATTTCTTTAATATTCAATTTATATTTTTTAAATACCTCTCTAACTTCATCTAAAACTTTTACTTCTTCGTCATCTACATCTAATAAAAACGAATCATATGTGTATAATACTAGTTGCGTCTTGTATTTCCTCAATATACAAAGTATATCCCACAATATCAACACATTTGTAGACGTTTCTAAATTTTGTAAAATGTAATTAAATAACTTTTGTGGATTCATATTATTTAAGTTTTCTTTTTCATATCTATATCCAGAAACCTTACACTCTACAAACCCATCGCTTTGGAACTTACTCCAAAGTCCTCCTACGTATTTCTCAATTTTTTGAAAGAATTCCAGGTTTTTGTAATTGTCAAAAACGCCTCCATAGAGCTGCTTGAAGGTAAGTTCCTTCGATTTTTTATAATCCACCCCATATAGGGTAGCAAAATGAGCGTGAATATCAACCCCGGCAAAATCATAATCAATAAGACGAGCAGACAAGCTAGGATGGTAAGCAGAGATATCAATTTCCACAAACCTATTATTACGTGGTATAAAACTTTTTCTACAACCATTTTCTTTATTAAGTGCCGCATAATTTACATTATTAAATTTATTACTAGGTCTAGTAGTTGTTGTTTTTAAGTTGAACTGAGTGTTGACGTATTCACCGTCAACTGCGTGGAAGTATCCACTGAATATTTCATTGTGTATACGTATGCCACTTCTCTCGATGGCGTTGAATACCACGGATACTCTACTGTTAAAGAATTCATCATATTTTGTTTTTTCTATGTTAATATTTGCTTTTAGATCTCTAAAAATTGTCTCACACAATTCATAATGTTTAACAATCGGTACAATTAAGTTTAACTCCGGATTGTCTTTGTGTTGTCTATAATATAAATCGTGTGTTTGTGTTGTAGGTCGTATATACGGATTAGGTGGTGTATTTATGTCATAAAGAGTTTTGATTGGGAAATAATGTAATATTTCTTTTTTATCACGACAATATAATATATCAAACTTGTTTAATAAATCGTTTATACGCGTGTTTAACGCATTTAAAGATTCACTATGCGTAATACATACCATAAAGCCTTTGCTTGCTTCAATCGGTCTAATATACACTAAACTTGCGTGGTTTTGTACGGGGTGAGTTGTATCATTATAAGGTATTACCTCAATGAAAGCCTCTTTATAACCACTATTTATTAAAACATTTAACTGCTCCTCGTCTTCTATAAGCCAGTACATATAACCTTATTTTACCCTAAATATACGAAATTATTTAGTAACCTCCACTTGTTCTATTACTTACTCTACTATTTTTTTGGGTTTCTGTTTTATTAATTTTATATTCTATATTAGAACCACTTATAGGTATTAAATAATTATGTGGTGAATTAGTATGTTGTGCTCCTACCATTGGTCCTTTTTTAGGGTGTATGTGATACAAACCACTATAAGGTTTATTAGAACCTTGAATTAGAAACTCATTGCCCTTAGTTTTTAAATTTTCTCCAGGAATATATTTAAAATATTGGTCATATCTTCCTTTAAAGTAAGAATCAAAACCAGGTAATGTTAAATTAAAAGAAATTCTTTCTATTGTTTTTTTATTTATATTTGCAACTTTATTTCTATTACCTGAAATAAGCCAAGGTAAGGTAAATGGAGTATATAATTGATAGCTAACATTTATATCTTGATTTATATAACTTTTATATTCTTCTTGAGAAATTTCTATATAAATAACTTCATTTATTCTTTTAACAAAATACCTTTGATATTCTGTTATTTTATATTCTTCTTCAGTTGGTAAAATTATAGTTTGGGTAGGAAGAGAAGGTGGTGTTTCTAAATCACTTGGTTGGTCTCCTTCTAAAGCTAAACTATATCCTGGTGGGTAGTTATAATAAGAATTTACGTCAGCAGTTTCAACATCTGTTTTATTTAAAAGATCTAATGAATTTGGTATTTTTAATAGTGAATAATTAGGCTTATCATTAGGGTTTCTTCCTGTATAGTATAAATTATCTGATGTAGAAAAGTAATAACCTTGATACGCGATTCTATCCTTAGAAGTTATAAATTCTTCTCCACTAGTATATAAATCAGTTTTTATTTGAGATTTTGGGTAATACATATCTTAATTTAATTTATGTGTTGTAAATTAGATCTACATCTTCGGCTACTCGATAAGCTAAAGCTATTCTTGCTGTTTTAGTTTTATTATATGCCGCTTCAGTTGTAGGAGATGGAGATCTTTTAGCATCTAAGTAAGATCCAGGTACTTCAAATTTTTCTAAAACAATTATAGTACTTTGTTCAATACTATTGCTTGATATTAATTGTTTAAAGACACGAGAATATGATGATTTTAATTCTCTTATAAGATACTCTGCTTGGAAGTCTATACTATCTCTTTTAGCTATATTTTCACCAGCGGCAGTTTCAAGTTTTCTTCTACGTTCACCTGGTCCTTGCCCTGTCCATTGGGCTAGACCAAATCCTCCTTTATCTCCTATTCCCGGACCTGTTGTATAACCTGCTGTTTTTCTTACTTTTTCTACTGCTTGAGGGTTCATTCCTGCGGATTCATAATAAAGATTACCAATAAGACCTTTAGCCCCTTCTCGAGTTACACCTGCTGATTTTAAATAAGTAGCTACTTTTTGAATATTATTTTTTTGTCTTGGTTTAGAAATTGGTTTAACATTAGTTGGTGGTGATCTAAGTGGACCATTACCATTTACAAAGGGAGTTGTATTATCTCCCGTGGTATCTGTATAATAACTATTTGTAAATGATAAATCTTGTTGGGTTACAGGTGATGATTCATTTTTAATAGGAGGTTCAGTAGATACTGGGATCGATATTGTGCTAATATTTGTATCCCATACATTATTAGATATTTTATGGTTTACTCCTTTAACTATAAATTTTAAATTTTCTGGGTAGGAACTTGGAAGGAATTTAGTATCAATTTTCAATCTATTATAAATTAATATCCCAGTTAAACCATCCATTGTTATACTTAATTCTAAAGGTATAAAACCTGTTCCTGATATTATTGGTTTTGCAATTGCTGCCTCTTCTTTAGAAATATTTGATAAATATTTTTTAAAAGCATTTTTACCTTGTTGGATAAAATCGTTATTATCCCAACTAAAAAATAGAGCATCTTGTCTTCGTGTTTGGATTCTTCGTGTTTTAAATGAATATTTTTCATTTTTTTTATATTTTTCAGCTAAATACCTAGTTCCTATTTTAAACCCTGAATCTCCACCAAATGCTTTTGTAAGATATACTAAATAATTATTTTCAGCTTCTACACTATTTTTAAATATTTTAGAATTAGGATCTCCTACCCCATAGTCATTTTTATAACTTATTAATTGTTTTTTATATTTATTAAAACCTGCAGACAATAATTCTTGATTTTTTGAATCTATAGTTCTATTAGATTTCCAAGTAATCCCCTCTGCCCATACCATTTTAATTTTTAATTCTCCAAATGTAAATGTATAACCACTTCCATTTACATATGATGCAGATTTATTTACAATAGCTTCTGCAAAAGCTTCTTTAAATGTAGATTCTTTTTTTGCTTCTGGGGTTAGTTGGGTATTTTGGTCATATTGTTGGGTGTATCCAAATCTATTATTTAACCCTTTATTCCATTTTTTAAAGGGGATTGAATTTACATTTTTTTCATCCGATGCCGTAGCACCAATAGTTACCATATTAGCTAAGTCTGGGGTTATTTTAGTTTTAAAATCAAAGTTTTTAACAAAAGAACTACTACCATTAGGATTATAACCATAAATGTTTATTGCAGTTTTTTCTTTTATTCCTTTAATTAATTCATCTCCTCCCTTTATTTGGTTTTGATCTATAAAAACAACAGTTTTATCTTTTTTTACTATTACTTCTAAATCAGTACAATTACCTGTTGATTCATTTATACCATCACAAATTTTTTGAAGGAATTCAAATAAACCAACTTCTTCTTTAGAATTTTGAGCATCTATAAAAGCTTCTTGTATAAAGGTTAAATTTAAATAACAATTTAAAAGCTTACCATAAACTACATCGCCCTTTTTAACAGCAAATCTTGCTAATCTATTATTCATAATGCCTATAGGTGTACCTTGATTGCCTACTCCACCATTAATTCCACTTAAAACATCATCTTCCATAAGAACACTAAATAAAACTTTATTAGCATTTAGAGGAATTAAATTAGTTTGATAATTACATCTAACAACCTCTGTATCTAGTTCAAATTCTAATTCACTATCAGAAGATGTTGGACCATTTACAATATTTATGATCGCTAATTTTTGGAGTTCTTGTAGAAAAGTTTCAAATCTTACAAAAAATCTACTTTCTTTTGGTATATTATTTTTCCATGTTGTTTTATACCCTGTAACACCTGGTTTTTCTACTCCAGCTAAATCCCCTCCTAATATATAATTTTTATCTTTTATGTATTTTGTTCTAAGTCCTTCAAAATTTAAAATAGTACTACTAATCCATTGGTTTAACCTATCAGATCCTACATTAGTTAAAATAATATTATCAGATTCTTCTACATCTTCATCATCTACATTATCTTCATCATTTATTGCACCAAAAAGTCTTTTTTTACGTTCTAAAAGAATTTGTTTATCAATATTATATTCTGGTACTTTTATATTAAGGGATTCTATTACTGACCCTAAAGTAATTAAATTTATAGTAATGTCATAAGTGTTATCAGAATTTAATGTCCATTGAAAATTAGAAACTTTACCAAAAAAACCTCCATAATTCCCTGCATACTTATTTTGATATGCTGATACAAGATTTATCATTTCAGATTGGGTATAACTGTTACCATCAAACCATTGGTTTTCAATAATAGTAGATTCCATTTCTTTAATTTCTACTATTGGGGGGGTGGTTGCATTATCACCTGGTGTTATTTTATTTATATATTTATCCCAACCCCATTCTAACATCATTAAATATCCTAATCTTAAGTAAAGTAATTCAATTACACCAAATTGAAATTTATTATATGCCTTAAGTTTAACTGTTGCTTTTCTAATAGAACCTCTATTTAAACATTCTATAGATATATCGGTTATACCTGGAACAGGTTGTAGTCCTCTTTGATTACTACCTAAACCTCCATACATTTTATCTATACTACCTTTTAAAGTATTTCCTTCTCGTACACCACTTCTTTTAACATATGAATCAGATACGTTATCAAATCTTTGTGTAGAATTAAATAGTACTATATTTTCTGCTAAACCTTGTCCCTGTATGTTTGCTATTTCTGGGTCCGTAAGATAATTTCCTTCATTACTTGAAATTGTTTTAAGTTTATCTACTGCTGCAGAACCAGATAAACTTACTCCTGATGCCATTTTTATCCAAGCATTTCTATTATTTAAATAATTTTGGACTTCAGGAGTTCTTTGAAGATTTTGAGTACCAGGAATATATCCTGCCCCATGAATTTGTTGTCTGAAGTTTATTTGGTCATCTATTATTTGTCCGACTGGTTCCCCTATTATATTTCCATTCATAACTAATTGTATTCATTTAATTTATCATATTGAAGGAGTATTGCACTTATATTAAAAGGAATTCTTATTTGTACTCCTAAAGGAGGAAACATAGAATTTTGGTTAAATTGAGGATTAGCTATAGAAATAATCCACCATAATTTAGGGTCATTATAATATGTTTGGGCTAAAATATCAAATCTATCCCCTTCATCAGTATAAGCATATATATCATTAAAATTTAAAGGAATATCTGGGTATTTAACTGTTGTTTTATACTGTTTTCCTTTAGGTGTCTGGTTATCTGTTATGTTAGTATATCTACCCATTTATAAATTTTAAATATTACCTGCTTCGGATTCAGCTATAAATTGTTCTAATTCAGCTAATTCTTGTTCTTCTTCAAATTCTTGAGCCTCTGTTGATATATTATCTAATAGGTCTCTATTTGTAAAATATGCATCATTTTTAGAGTTAACAGTTTGGAAACCATTAGATAATGCAATATATTTTTCATCTCCAAATGCAGATAAATCACCTTTTACTCCTGCACCCTCTTGATTAGTTTCAAAGAAATTATTTTTCTGTATATTAGGTACAAAATCATGAATAGGTATAAAATTAAATCCTGATACTTTTATCATAAAAGGCAATTCCTTTACACTTCTATCAGATTTACCCTTATCATTAATCGCTATTTCCCATGGTGATTCCATAGGTACAGTATAATTAATTCCTGTCATTATTCCAACCTGATTAAAAAGATATCCACCTACTGTTAATTCTATTAAATTACCTCTCATATAACCATCTGATGAATAATCAGGGGCGCAAACAGATGCTAAATAATTTAACTTTTGATACATTGGAATTAATTCCTGTTTTGATTGAGCAGCTACAGTCCAACTTAAACCAAATTTTCTATCAAATCCTTGATAATTATATAAATTTTCTGCTCTACCCGAAAATTTTTGAGATTTCCATTCTGCTGAGTAATTATCATCCATACTATCTAAGAATGCTCTAAAATGGATGTAGGTTTTTAATGAAGGATTATCATTATCAATTACACCAATTCTAAATTTACATAAATCATTAATAGGCTTATTAATGATATCAACATTTTTTGATTTATATATTTGTAGGGCATTTATTTTATCTAATGCATTTGCATTCCCAGTCACATAACTAGTAAAGAGATTTTTACCTCCAGCTTCACCTAAATGTGTTCTAGCTTCGTATCTTTTCTTTGATGTTTGGGAATACTCAGGTGCGCTAACAGAATCTGTTTCTGTATTTTTTCTAAAATCCTGAAGAATTTCGGCTTGTAAATAATTATTATCTTGGTTACCCGCCTGAGCTTGAGACTTAGCGGTCATTAGCTGGGCATATGTAAGAGATGATTGTAAACCGGTTACACCAGGGGTATTAGATTGAAACCCACCAGGTTGGTAAACACTTTGACCTACTAAACTTATTTGAGCTCCATTTAAATTATCATTAGATGTTTGAAATGTTAAATTTTTAGATCCTAAGAGATTTTGTAAAGGAGTATTAGTTTGAGATGAATATTTTCCGGTTACAGTTTTAGAACCCGAATTATATATATCTCCAAAATAGGTACCTCCTCTAAAAGTTTCAAAGTTTGGATTTAGGGTACCTCCTTTAAAAACATTATAATTAAAACCAAAGTTAGTATCAGGGGTTTTTCCAGTTGAAAAAAAACCACTATTCATTAATTCTGAGTTATTTAGTCCCGTTCTTTGATCATTTAGCATTTTTATACTAGTTCTACCTACTCCTAAAACAGAATCAGGTCCCCCGGAATAATTATATAGTTCATTTTCACCCTTAGTATTTTGGTTTACATTAAAATTAGTAAACCCAATTAATCTACTACTTGATTCATTACTACCTCTTCTTTCATTATAAGCTACTGTAGAAAAGTAAGTAGGGTTTCCTAAAGGATCTTGTACATTTAAATTAAAAAGATCACCTAATAACCCACCTAATATTCCTCCATCTGGTCCTGTAGATGCTGTTGGGTCTAATCCTTGTTTAAGCAAGTGTCCCCCTAGTGGATTAACTGCAGCTTGTGCTAGTGTTGAAGTTGGTAAATAAATACCATTATTTAAAGCTCTTCTATTTTTAGAATTTTGAGCATTATTACTAACAGCTAAAACATTAACTGCATTTCTTGATAAAACATTTTGTTTTGCTGTAAATAAAAGCCCATTTGGGGATTTTAGATCCTTAAACATTTTTGTTAATCTTGAAACATCTGTAGCAATAGTTTCGGGTAATAATTGGCCCCCCCTTAACATAAAATCCGTAAATTGTCGATTTTGTACACTACTTCCAAAATCACTTTCATCAAAGTTTCTTGTTGGGAGATTTTCTAATTCATAGGGTTGGCCACTCGCATTAGTATTGCGAGGCCCTGCTCCTCTTCTATCATACCCATATTGGGCTGTTTTGTAAGAGGAAAGATCTGTTTTTATATTAAGTAGCCTAGCCAATAGTTAGGGGTTTTAATATTATAGATTTCCAGTTGTATCTGTTGCTCTTGGTGCATCAGAAACATAATCAACATAAGTTCCTTGAGAAAAAGTATTATTCACGGGTATTACTCCTCCAGCTTTTAAGGGTGCTGATGGCTTTTCTCCTTTTAAAGGTGTTAAAGTACTTCCTTCTGTTTCAAGTCTATTAAGTAAAGGCATAATTTTAAATTTTAATGGTTAAACGTTTATTATAAATATTATTATTGTATAGAAAATGCACTCATACCAGCTACCGTACCAACTTCAATTGAATCCATTTGTACTTTAGGTTCAGGTCTATTAATGAGTGATTGTAATAATTGATTTGTTTTTTTAGCTTCTGAATTATCTGGCATTTGAATTGCTCCTGCTGGTGATGATACTACATCATTTCCTTTAAATAAATCTGTACCTGCTATAACTGTATCTTTATTATTTAATGCAATTGCGCCTTCTGGTCCAAATAATGTTCTAGAACCATATCCAGATGAATTTGATCCTGGTGACATTATATCATTTCCTTTAGTACTTAAAAAGGCATATGCCGTAGCACCTGCGGCTAAAGCTATACCCGCAGCTATACCTAAAGTAGCAGCACTTGCTCCAGTAATTTTTGCAACTGCTTCTGCTATAGCAATTAATAAATTTTTAGCCATTATAAAACCTTGCCTAATTAAAGATTTTTCTGAGTTTTTTTCCATTGCTGCCCTTATAGCTGATGTTGCGGCGGCGGCTGCGTTATAAGTAGCTATAAGTCCATATGTTATGGCAATGGCACCTACTATTGCCTGCATAATGCTTAATTCAGTATTAGCACCTGTAAGCAGATCATAAAATCCGGATACAGAATCTACAATATATAATACAGTATCTGCTATACCTTGAAAAGTAGCTGAGATTGGAACTAGTATGTAAGATAATAATTCAAATGCCGGGATTAGTAAATCAACTATAGGGGATACAATTTGCATTAAAGGGGCTGCTATACTAACAAATGCCTCTTTCATTTTAGCAATTGATTTATTCATATTTTCTTGGATACTATTTTGATGTTTTAAATCATCTATACTTTGTTTCCCTAATTCGGCAGCAATTTGTTTTTGTGATAAACCTTTACCTTCTAACTCTTCAATTTGTTTTTTTCTTATTTCGTATTCGTCACCTGTAAGGTTACCAATTTGTTCTTGTGTAAATAAAGATTTAGCTAAATCCTCTCTAGACATACCAACAGCACCGGCTAATGCCTCCTGTTGTATTCTATTCATTTTACCAAAATCAGCTGCAGATCCTGCTTGTTTTGCTATTTCTTCTGCTACACCTGCAATATCATTATTTAAAGCTGCTTGTCTAGCCTTTTCTAAGTTAATGTCTTTACCCAATAACATTTCAGCTTCTAATTCTTTTTGAATAGATTGTTCAAAATTAAGTAAACTGTCTGCTATACCCTCTACTTTAGACATTTCCATACCCAAAGCTTTAGTTGCTGCTACAGCATTGGCTATTTGTCCGGGGTTTTTACCTAGTGATAATGTAGTAGCCTTAGATACATTACTAATATCTTTTAATACTTCTTTTTCATTTAAGGCAACTCCAAACTTTTGACCCGTTAATCGGGCTTGAGCCATTATTTCTTTAGTATTTTTCTCTAAATCACCTCCTGTAGCGTCTGTAATGGATTTAACACCTTTTAATTCTTCATATGTTAAGCCAGCGGTTTTATGCAGTTTTTGGAATAAAATTAAGTTATCATCAATAGTTGTATTGAATATACCTAATTCACCATTAGCGGCCATTAAAGCTTCACCTAATCCTTTAGTAGTAATAGTCATACTACCTGATTGGTTTGCTGCCTTTGTTAGTTCACCTGTTAAATCAGCTGCTTCGGAGTATGATATATTAAGACCTTTAGCTAATTCACCATTTAATTTATCAACGGATACCATAGCATCAAATACTCCAACTATAGCTAATTCTAACAACCTCGCTGGGGTGAGAACAGAACTGATCCCTCCACTTAACAATTTGGATAAGGTTCCAGATTTATCTATTTTATCTGCTATACTACCCGCATTTTCTTTAAGTATTTGGAATAAAGGTTTTGCTTTTTGAGTTTCGGCATTTTGTTTTTTCATAGCCTCAAGCTGCTTTAGCTCAAGATCATATTGTTCCTTTAATTGGACCTTTAACTCCATAGTATCGATGCCTAGTTCTTTACCAGCCATCATAATTTTTTTAAGGGTAGCTATTCTTCTAACCTCAAGAGCATCCATTTTTTTCTTAAGATCAGCTTCAACATTTACACCTTGTTTAATTTTTAATTGAAGGGCAATTGTTTCTTCTAAACCTGAAGTTGTTTTTTTAATGGATTGTGCTATATCTTTTTGATATGATTGTGCTACTTTTTTAGTAATTGTATCTAAACCATTCATTTGGTCAATAGCATCTTCTAGAGTAGTAGATATAGTAGCTGCTAATGATTTAAAGGCATTATCTAAAAAACCAACTTCATCAGATTGATCTTTTAGTAATTTTTTTCCTTTTTCTAATTCTTGGTTAGTAGCCATTTAAAGGGTATTTTATTATAAATATGAAAAAAAGCAGCTATTTATAGCTGCTCTTTCCCTCATATGCTTTAGATGCTTGTTTAAACTGGGGGGCATTTATTTTACCTTCTGAATCTACAAGTGATGTTTTCCCTCCTGTTTGTTCCTTTTTTAGTGCCGCTTGTTCTGCTTCATAATAATCCTTTATTTCTTTAAATGTAAATTTACGAAGCCATAACGGCATATGATATATAGTAGCGTAATCGTATCCACCTTTTCCATGAAAAACTATTTCATGAATTTGTTTAAATATACTTAACCTAATTTGAGGCGCCGTCTCCGAAGTCAGGCCAAAAAAAGCTTAGTCCAATAGGGACTGTTACCTCCTCTCCGCTGTCTAGAATTACATTAAGATCTACATCTGGTTGTGTTTGTCTTAAATGATCTCTAAATGCTCTAGCATCACGTGCTAAAAAATAATTATCAACAAATTCTCTGATGTCTTTTGCTTCAGTTTCTCCATTGACAGAAGTTAATGTATATTTTAATCTTGTAGATGCTTCAGGAGAAGCATTTTTGTTTATTTTTTTAAGTCCTTTTAATTCTCTTTCGATTTTTTTCTCATCATGTCCATCTAAAATTTTGTAAGTAACTTTAGTATCACTATGAGGTAAAGTAAAGGCAAATTCATTTTTACCTTCTAACATTGTAGATTCATCAAATGGTTTATTTTCTAACTCTGATAAATCAATTTCTTGTACCTTACCATTAATTGTTACTTTATAATCTGATCCATATCCTAATATACGAGTTGCAATTAAGATTGCATTTTTATCTCCTATAATAAGATCTTTAGTATTAATTTTAGATATAATTACAGAATCTAGAAGTTTATCTAACACCGTGCCATTTTCAATATATGCTTGGTTAGATAAAATATCTTCTTCTTTAGCAGTCATGTATTTAATTTCAACCTTACCACTTGATAAAGGATTGTCTTTTGGATATACTAAACCTTGTGAAGGAAGTTCTATTTCTTCTGTTGGGAATTTAAATTCAGCCATAATCTTTATTTAATTAAAACGTTTTGTTTGTTGATAAATATTAAGATAAGAAAAAGCTTGACCGAAGCCAAGCTATTTTCTAAATCAGGGGTGGGTAAAATTTTTAGAAATTTAATACACAGTAATCTGGTTGAACTGTCATTGTAATTTCTTGAGCAGCATTTTCAGTATCCCAGTTAAAATCTCCGAATGAAGCTTCTGTAATCATTGCTCCTTTGATGATCCATTCTGATACTATATCACCTACAGGTCCTAGTACATTGATTGTAAGATCTTTCTTATAGAAATCACTATAACCATCTCTACCAGTTACTGATTCGTGGTGTAATCTAACCCATTCCATTACTGATTGTGCACCAGATGGAGTAATAGGATCAAATAATGTAAACTGAATAGTACCCCAAGTTGTTTTACCTTTTACAAAACGTTGAACGTTAATATGATTTAAAGGTACTGTTCCTTGTGATACAGTTACAGCTCCTACACCTTTCATAATGTAAGCAGGGAATCCATCCACAAAGCATATAAATCTATTCTTTTGTTTTGGTTCAAATGCTGTGAAAAATATTTCGTTTGGGTTTAATACTGCCATTTTATTTTCTTATTTTATTATAAATATTTATCTTTTTAGTTTTTATGCTGGGAATGTTGCTCCAGTTGGTAATACATTGAAATCTAATAATATAAATTCAGCTGTTCTAGTTGGTTGTAAGAATATTTGTCCTATTAACTCATTTCTATCTATTACATCTGGTGTATTATTACTTTCATCCATTACTACTTTAAAAGCATACAATCCTTGTCTTTGTTGAACACTTTCTAAATATGGATTTACTTGTGTTAAGAAATTTTGTCTTGTTGCAATTGTATTTTGTTCAAATACTAAATTATCTGCAATTTGGGAGATAAAACTCTTAAGTGTAATTAACAATCTACGCACATTTACTCTATCTAATGCTGAAGCTGCTTTTTGTAATGTTTTCTGACCAAATACTACTACTCCTTGTGATGGGAATGTTGCAATTGGGTTTATGTTTGCTTCATACAAAGTATCTCTATTCGTAGAAGTTAATCTTCTTTCAGCTCTAACAACTTGCCCCATTCCACCTCTAGTAATACCTGCTGGTGCAAACCATGGATCACTTGAAGCATCTGTAAACGCATATACTCCTGGTATAAAAGTTGATGCTGGGATGAAAACTAACATACCTGAATTTGGATCTACGGTTTGTAACCAAGGCCAGTATGTAGCTGTATAGCTATTATCAATTCCACCTGCAGCATTAACTACTGAGTTAATTTGTTGGTTATATCCCACTAAATCAATTACAGCAATACTATCTCCTCGTGAAATAGAATTATTCATTACATTAGTAATTTGAGCAGCTTGGTATTGGTTTGATAAACCTGGTACTGATATTACATTAAATTGATAATCGTCTTGATTAGCTAATAGCGCTATTGCATTGTTATAATCATCTCCTACTACTCCTTGTGTATCTGAATCAGTACCTAACCCTATATTTTCATAAAAGTTAGCAGCTCTACCATTTGGAATATTTGATCCTAAAGCTCCATTAAAAGAACCATTAAAAGAACCAGAACCAACTTCTGGTATGCTTCCTGTAAATTCTTCTTTTGCTGATCCATCATTATTAAAATAATATGGAGTTGGAGTGATAACTTCTTTAACTCTTACATAATTAGAAATATTAGGAAAAGATCCTGATTCTTGTAAGAAAGTATCTGTTCCTTCTGTTATTAAAGTAGTAGAAACATCACCAATTGCTCTTGAAATATAATTTGGGGCAAAAGGATCTAGTGAAATATTGTTATAAGATTCTAATACTACTTTATTATTATCAGTATCATTTCCTCTTCTTATTAATAAACTAAATACACCGGATGATGTATTAGCTGATGCTATTTCCCATCTAACATTATTAGTAGAACCAGATGTTAAAGTACCATTTGATAAGGATGCTGTACCTGTATTCATTAATTCACCTTCAGAAATAGTTTCTAATTCAAAAGCACTTGTTGAACCACTTCCTGCAATCCCTCCTTGTAAAGTTAATACTGTTGAAAAAGTTGATGATGAACCAGTTAAAGCTGTAATGGTATTACCACTTGTTCCTATTGCAGAAGATGTAATTCCAATATTTGTTGTATAATCGTCAGTATTTACTCCAATAGCTGCTGAGTCTATTTTAGCTACTAAATTATCTATATAATCTGCAGTAGTAGTACCAGTTGATAAAAAGTATAGTGGGGGGTTATCTACAGGTATTCCTCCTGCTGGGTTTTGTGCTACGAATCTAGAAATATTTCCATTTACTGTTACTCTAAATTCATCTTCCGCTGTTTCTCCAAAATTATTTACAATTGCTAAAGAACCAGATGCTTCAGCTCCTCCTACTATAACATTAGTATTAGGAACTATTGATGAGGTTGCTGATGTAAATGACCCAGATGTTACTCTAGTTACTAATAAAGATGTTCCTCCATTTTGGAAATATTGGTTAGCAGCAATAGAAGTAAGGTAAGTATATTCACCTGATCCACTTTGTAAAGCACCACCAAAGATTGCCTGATAAGAACTAAATGAACTAATTAAAGTAGGTCTTTCAACAGGACCTAATACAGTTGGGCCTATAATTGCCGCACCTCTTTCAGCTGGTTGGGATGTAACAAAAGATTGATCGTTTTCTCTTGCTAATACACCTGGAGATATTAATGTTTCTGCCATTTTATTTTGTTATTTTAATATTGTTTTATTATAAATATTAAAACCTTTTTCAAAAAACTACTTTAATAAATAAAATTACAGAAAAATATAATTTTAAAACTATTCTACAATAGTAAACTCACCAGTTTCTAAATTGATGTTCCCATCACCATATTTATCTTGAAGTTCTTTAGCTGTTTTATTAGATTCTTCTTGTAAATTAGCTAAGTTTTCTAAAATTACACTTCGTTGCCCTTCAAGAATAGCTTTTTGAATGTCTACATTACCTAAATTAAAAGTAATTTGGTTTTGTTTTTTTTGATAACCTTTAAGAATTATTAATTCTTCTTCTGATAACTTAATGTTTTCTTTTTTCTTCATTTTTATTTTATTATAAATATTTAATTATTTTTACTTATTCCAAATTTACTAAATTTATACCATATTCTTTCATGGAAAAAATATAATATCATTTTTGTAATTACTTCTATTCCTCCTATTGTTAGCCCCAATTCCCATGATCCAGTTATAATACCTGAAAGTATTATTGTATCTATAGTACCTACAATTCTCCATGATATTGTTTTTGCAATATGTCTTCTATAACTTACCATCTTTTCTCATTTTAGCTCTAATTTTAGTAGCAGATATTTCTTTTATATCTTTAGGAGGTATATGTTCTATAACATCATACCCTACACCTCTTCCATAATTAATAGATTCAACATCTGGTATTTTAATAATTTTAATTCTACCTTTATTAATTAAATCTTGTAATTCTTTAGATAAATTTAACATTACTTCATCAGCAGTCCAAGGTTGTTTTTCACTTGGTTTTACATCTCTAATGCAAATTAATACGTTTTTACCGTCATTTAAACGTTGGTCTATTAACCAACGGTGGCCAGGGTGCCAAGGTTGCCAACGACCAATAAACATTGAATATTTTTTACTCATAAACCAGCTTTTTTAGCTATTATTTTTAATGATTCTTCTGGGGTTTGGTTTGTAGTATCAATATCAATATAATCAAAGTCTGGTTTTTGAAATTGCATAACATGATAATTTTCTCTACCCCTAAGCCCTTTATCTATATCATAATGTACAAAAATTTCTTGCAATTGCCACTCCATTATATCCTTAAATTCTTCTCTTTGATCTAAGTAAGGAGAAACTAAAGATACAATTACATCTTTGCCCTGATTATGTAAATAATGAGCAATTTTTTGGGCAGCATCTACATTAGTTATTCTACCTTTTATAGAATAATCTTTATTTGTAAATAATTCTCTCATTTCATCTCCATCTATACGATAAGCATGGGGGAGATATTTTTCTTTAAGCATGTTTGCTAAAACAGTCTTCCCAGAACAGGGTTGACCTGTAAGCCAATATATCATATTTTATATTTAAAGTATTCGTAAAACCAAGGGTAGGTATTAGCTATATCTTGAGATAGTTTTTTACCTAGTACATCGTCCCATTTATTAGGTAAGGGTTTTACTTGAGGTCTAATTGTATGATCCCCAAATATACCATGTATTTTATCATCTTCTTGAGTAATCTGTTCTACATTTTGAAAATCGTGGTGGTATCTATCTAACTCAAAAAAATCATATACTCTATTTAATTCTTTTTGAGGATATAAAGTTAAATCTTCAAAACGAATAAATAAAATATGTTTATCTATACCTTGGGTAATCAAATCTTCTAGTCTTTCCATAGATAGTCCTATAGGAGGTGACTGAGCCCATATATCAATTCTTTTAGCCGTTGTTGTACCTTTTAATTCTCCCCACTTAACTACTCCTGATTCTCTTTCTGGGTGTTTTCTATAATTTTTTTCCATTGAGGTATAAATAGCTCTTACGTCTCTAACCATACAAACTATTTTAGGATTGGGGTAAAATTTATTTAACCAATCATAGTGTATACCCCAACCTCTTGATTTATCTATAACATATTTTTTATCTGTAATTCCATTATAAAACCCTTTTAAACCCTGACTACAGAAATTAATCCATCCTTTTTTCATTAAGTCTGCATCTTGTGCCAGTATAGCAGAATCTTGAGAATAACTACTCCTTGCTGAGTTTAATAATTCTATTAAACCAGATGTAGGTGAAGCATAAAAATCTGGGTTTTGTGATAAAATGTTTTGTAATAAGGTACTACCTGCTCTAGGTAAAGAGGATTGGAAAAATATTTGATTCATTATTGCTTATTTATAGATTCTATAATTTTATTTGTGTTAAATACTTCATTTAAATCATTATAAGGTATTGTACTAATATCTTCAGATAATCCAAAAGGATTATATTGGGTATTTTGAAAATTAGGTTCTTTAGTAAAAGGATTTGCTTTAATATTATCGTGTAATTTATAACCAAAAACTTCTGGTTTGGTAATACTCCAGCAAACTGTAGATTTTTTATTTAAAGCCGCTGCCATATGTTGACCAAAACTATCCATTAATAATCTTTTAGAGGACAATTGAAGTAATATAGCTATACTTCTAAACCCATCTAATGCCTGCATTGTATCAGGGTATATTTTTTGATCTTCTCTTTTTATATGAATAATTGTATAATCATTTTTATAATGTTCAATTATTTCTAGTATATTAGTTTCGGGAATATCTCTTGTCCATGCATATTGATAACCTAATCCTGCTGGTCCCCCATTCGGTTGAATAGCTAATATTGGTTTATCCGTTTGATAATAAGGAGAAAAATAATCTAGTTCTGGTTGGGTAAGATATATTTCAGGTTGTTCGTTGTTGTAACGTAATCCAAATAATTCACACCAAGTTTTAAATAAATGTATGGGTTTTTCTAAAATAAAATCATTACGTCTATAAGGATCTTCAACAAATATTTTACAATTTTGGTCCTTAATAAATTTTAAATAAAAACCATTTACATTGTTAGGATGATAAACTTCATTAATATGAGGGTTATTTAGAAATATATCAGGGTGTGCTGTTACTACTATTAAATTAGAATTTTTATAGCGTTTTCTTATAACTTTTACCATGGCAGTTGCCATAATACTTTTACCTAGACCACCGTCTATTTGAAATATAATATTCATTTATAACTTTTTTATAATAAAACAATATACAAAACTTAATTAGATACTCCTAATTATTTTACCAAGGAGTACCGTTCTTTTTTGTAATTTTTAATCTTTGTGTTATGTTTCTAGCAATGGAAGCTGAATTTTCGGTTTCAATTGAGGCCGTATCAATACTTCCTGTAATCCATCCTAAAACATTATCTTGAGTTAAATTATCGTAAGTAACAAAACCTGGGTCTGATATAGAACCTGTTGTTAATTCGATATCTCCTATATTTCTAGTTGATGAGTTATCTTCTTTTGATTCACATGCATAAGTAGCTTGAGTAACCATACCATTAGCTATTACTCTTTTTAAATCGTATATTTTCCAAATGTGGTCCATAATTTTTTGTTTTATTATAAATATTATATTTTTATTTTAGAATGCAGTGTCGCAATAAATTTTATACCTTATTCTTGTTCTTAAACAAACAATTTGGGATGGAAAACCACTTGGGTACGGGTTACCATTACTCCATCCAAAATGTACACATTTATTTGTAGAATATACTCTACCAGTTACTGGAGCATCTCTTTGGTAAGTTGTATATGTTTGACCATTTCTAACAGAAGATTGTAAAACACTTCCTGGTAATACAGCAGCAGTTACATCGTTTAGGTTTGTGTTACTACAATTATATGCAGGTGATTCTACTTGAAAATTACCATTAAAACCTTGTGAAGTATTTGTTCCAGATGTTTGTATTTGGAATATAGTTTCATATACTACTAATGTTTTATTTGTTCCTGGGGCTGCTATTATAATACAATTTGATGCATTATTTAAAACTCCTTGCATTTGAGTACCATTATAAGCAACACACATTTCACACATATCTGTTACAACACTACCATTGGATGTTATTCCGGGTAATATTGAAATTTGTTTAGCACCTGTAGTTCCCCCACAAGTAGACCCAATATTAAGACAATTAACATGAGTAGTACA